TCCCATCATTTGCGACTCTTAAATATAGCATTACAAGAACGACAGAAACCAGAGACCACTTAAAAGGTCTTGACGGTAGAAAGATTCCTGTACGTAGCGCACACAGCGCACTCAATACACTGCTGCAAGGAGCAGGAGCTATTGTAATGAAGCAAGCATTAGTTATACTAAATGATAAGATCAAACATTTAGACGCACACTTTGTTGCTAACGTACATGATGAGTGGCAGATAGAAGTAAGAGAAGACCAAGCCGACGAGTTAGGTAGGCTAGGTGTTGAGGCAATCATTGAAGCCGGTAAGGTTTTTAAACTTAAATGTCCTCTTGATGGGGAATACAAAGTAGGAGATGACTGGAGTGAAACACACTAGCACGTACAACTGGAGTTATGATAGAACTAACTCAAAGGGCGAGAAAAAATTTAAACATACTACAAACGAAAGTGCTGAAGATGTAATGGCTTATCTTGAAAAACAAGGTATAGAGTTTGAATATAAGCAAGGTGGTAGAATGTTCTGGATATACTATCAAGAAAAGGTTTGCTCTTATTACTACACGACAGGCAGATGGGCATACTATTCTAAGACTTGGCCGCCCCCTAAACATTATGTAGCTAAGGGAATAAAAGATTTTTTAGAAAGGTTTATTTTAATATAGGAGATAACTGGAGTGAAACTCACTAATATGAAACAGAAAGATTTGTTTGAAACAAAAGAAGATTGGGTAGGTAAAGTCTACGATCATAAGTTTGATTTTACACGACTAAAAAAACAACGGCATAGGGTATGGGCTGTTATGATATCTCATGAATGGGTGACTCTTTCTGAGATATCTAATAAAACAGGCGATCCTGAAGCAAGTATTTCTGCAAGCTTAAGAGATTTTAGAAAGCCTCATCATGGATCACACACAGTAATGAAAAGGCCTAGAGGTGCAAGACAACGTGGCCTTTGGGAATATAAATTAGTGGAGAATACTTCTAATGAAACCAGTTAAAATAACAAATAATAAACCGAAGCATGAGCCTAACAGGATAGGAGACATGGCAGAGCATTACGCTATCACTTGGTTATGGGACAACGGTTATCATGTATTCAAGAACTGCGGATGTACAGGCCCTGTTGACATTGTTGCTTTAGATCCTGAAGGCAATGTTACTCTTATAGATGTTAAGTCTTATAAGGATGGTAGACTTGCAGCCAAGACACCCCACCAGAAAAAGCTAGGAGTACAATACCTTCACTATAACTCAGTCACACGTAAGTGTAGATTCGTAAGGCATCGTAAATGAAAACATTAGACACATTGATCCCTGATATCTATGAGGTTCTTGACGGACTTAACAGCGACAAGGGCATAGACATATCAGAAGAACTAATGGCAGACTTTCTTTTTAATATGAGAGAGGCTCTTGAAGGCTGGTCAACCCCTCACCTACAGTCAAAGACTATACGTATGTCTAATGTAGGAAGGCCGCTACGCCGTGTGTGGTATGACATGCAGGACACTGATGATACCAGAAAGGATATGCACCCTTCTAACTTTATTAAGTTCCTATACGGTCACCTCCTTGAGCAGATTGCTATACTTCTTATTAAGCTGTCAGGACATGAAGTATCTGGTATGCAGAAAGAAGTAGAGGTAGACGGGATCAAAGGTCACATGGACTGTAAGATTGATGGCGAGGTTGTTGACATCAAGACCGCATCTAACTTCTCTTTTAAAAAGTTTTCGGAAGGTACGTTAGCAGAGGATGATCCTTTTGGTTATATGGCTCAGCTTGCAGGTTACGAAGAAGCAGAAGGTACAGATGATGGCGGGTTTTTTGCGATCAATAAAGAATCAGGTGAGATCTGTTTGTTCAGGCCGGGTAATCTTTCAAAGCCTAACATCAGAACTAAGATAGCTACCATTAAAGAAAGCCTAACGATAGACGAGCCTCCTGCTATTTGTTATCCTCCAATACCAGAAGGAAAGAAAGGAAACTTAAGACTAGCATCAGGCTGCGTGTACTGTCCTCATAAGGCTAAGTGCTGGAAAGATTCTAACAACGGTAGAGGTCTTAGAGCTTTTAAATATTCTAACGGGATAAAGTACTTTACTCGCGTTATTGCTACACCTAAAGTTGTGGAGATAGCATTATGAACAGAAGACTATCTAAAAGAATAAACAAGAAAGCTTCTGAGATTGCAGTTGAATGGCTCAAAAGTATGTTGTCTGAGGCAGAAGCAGAGAAAGTAACTGCAAACAATATCCCTAAATCAAACCCGTGTGCCTATAAAAACGGGGTAGCTTATTCAATACCCTACTCTTTTAAAGGCTCTAAAAGAATTATAAAGGTCTTATTACGTAGAGGTTCAGACTTAGAGTCTATCACTACGTCTGACATAGAAGACCATGTTAGGAGTACTCAGCGATCTTAGAGCCACCACCAGACATAGACACTGAACCAGAAATTACTATTGTAGAGCTTGCTAAATTTTTTATAGCAGGTAATGGCAGTATGGCAGAAGTTCCTACTGAAATAATACAACAGCTTTTAATTCTGTTAGAGTTAGAAGTCATAAGAAGAGAAGGTGTAATACATTAATGAGAAGAAAGCCCAGAGCAAAAAGACCCATAGAAAAAGGTAAGCCTAAAGGCTACGATTCTAAATGGGAAAAAACTTTACATGATACAGTCTTACAAGACTGGGTACATCACGATGGCACTGTTCCTTATGTCATTGAACACAACTATCATCCTGACTTTACAAAAAGGATAGGACGTAAGAAAATTATCATTGAAGCTAAAGGTAGATTCTGGGACTACGCTGAATTTACTAAGTACATTTGGATACAGAAAGCTTTACCTAGTAGTACTGAACTGGTATTCTTATTTGCAAACTCATCAGCACCCATGCCTCAAGCCAAGAGACGTAAAGACGGTACTAAAAGAAGCCACGGTGAGTGGGCATCTGACAATGGCTTTAGGTGGTTTACGGTAGAAACATTGCCTGAAGAATGGAGAAGTGAAGAATGAAACAGAACACAAAGAAAAAACTCAACGATGCAACCCCTCAAGAGTGGGACGCAGTTAGTAGACCAGCCCACTACAACAACGGAGATATTGAATGTATAGACGGAATCCGCGCCATGTTAACCGACGAAGAGTTTGTTGGTTATTTACGCGGAAACAGTCTGAAGTATCGCTGGCGCTATCCGTACAAAAACGGAACGGAGGATCTAAGAAAGGCCGCGTGGTACGAAGATAAGTTACTGAAGGTTTTGGACAAGAATGGATAAGAATTACGTTGACCGGAAATCTGAACGCAGAGACAACTACCATAAGAAACGCAAAGGTAAGATTACAAAAGAAAACAAGAACTTTAAAAACATTCGCTTAGAAGAACTAAGAAAGATAGACGCAGACGAGGAGCTGTTAAATGATGGATCAGTATCAACAATACATACACAAGAGTAGATATGCACGTTACATGGATGAAGAAAAACGCCGTGAAGAGTGGGGAGAAACAGTTAATCGTTACCTTGCTTTCTTTGTAGAGCGTAATCAGTTAGGTGATTCAGAAGCTGAAGAGTTGTTTGAATCTATTACCAGACAAGAAGTAATGCCTTCTATGCGTTGTCTTATGACAGCAGGAGCAGCTTTACACCGTGACAACGTAGCGGGTTTTAACTGTTCTTATCTACCTATTGACAGCCCTCGCTCCTTTGACGAGCTTATGTACATTCTGTTGTGCGGTACAGGCGTAGGATTCAGTGTTGAGCGTGACTACGTTAACAAGCTTCCAGAAGTAGCTGACAGCTTTCACGATACAGATTCTACTATTGTTGTAGCTGATAGTAAGGTAGGTTGGGCAAGCTCCTTCAGAGAGCTTATAAGCCTGTTATATGCTGGTAAGGTTCCTAAGTGTGACTTGACTAGGGTACGTCCTGCTGGAGCTAGACTCAAGACCTTTGGCGGCAGAGCCAGCGGTCCACAGCCTTTAGCAGAACTATTTAATTTTACTGTTGATATGTTTAAAGCTGCAACAGGCCGTAAGCTTA